CATTTTCCGGTATATCTGTTAAAATATTTTGAAACATTCTTTCTTCACTTGGTTCATGAGAACCCTTATTTAACTTCAATATATTAATATGATTACCATAATAACTATCTTTATGGACTTTAATCCCAGGAAAGGTATATATATAATCATTTTCTTCTTGTCCAGCTTTATTATGCCTTACTAATAAATTATTATTTGGATCTGATAATACTTCTAAAAATCTGGAACAAGTAGATTTGGCTTTATTAGTATTATTAATATTTGGATCAATAAATTCATTGCAATAATTTACATCATTTATCGAATTATACAATACTTCGTTCATTATATATTAATATAAAATAATATTTTTTAATTAATTTATGATATTATAATATTTCAATTTAATAAATAATATAAGTTATATTTTCCGAATAAAAATAAAAAATTGTTAAGAGGTTTATTATTTAAATATTATTATATTCATAATATTATTATACAATATAATGAATTATACTATATTACTCCATACCCATTCTAGTTATTCATATTTATGGCCTATTATAAATGATTATATAAAAAAATATAATTTTAAAAAAATATTAGCCTATGATTCTATACCTGAAAATGCTACTTTACCTGTTGGTTTTGATAAATATATTCAATATGATGCTTCGCAAATATTTTCAGGAAGATTAATTCCAATATTAGAACAAATTGAAGAAGAATTTGTATTTTTAATTTATGATGTAGATATTATTATAAATATTGATGAATCAGCTCTAAATACTTATATAGAAATTATGAAAGAAAATAATATTGATAGAGTATGTAGTTCATTATTTAATGGCAATGGTCAAATACATAAAAACAGTTATGCTTTGTGTAATCTAAATTTACCTTTGAAATCTAGATCAAATCATTTTGTTCCAGCCGATTGTTCTTCTACGATTTGGAACCGGAATTCATTTATTAAATTTTTAAAAAAGTTTCCAGATAAAACATATGGGTCATTCGAATTAGATAATGATGTAATCAATTATTGTAAATCAAAAATACTATGTTATGGTATTCAATATACTCCAAATTTACAAATATTATATAATAGAGGATTAACCAGTTCTGATAAATTATCTTTTTTGCATATTACAGTAAAGGGAAAATTTTTAGTTCCTATTAAGGTTTACGCAGATTATGAAAACCATTTAATAAACATTATAAAAACATACAATATTGATATCAATAAAATAGGTTATTCAAATGCGCCTCAATCGTGTCTTAACTACAAAAAAATATTTATTTAAATAGTCTTCCTATATTTTTCTGCATCCCAATTATTTAAATAACATATTTCCTTATTGGTTAAATATGTTTTTTCCATATTATTATCTAAAGTCATCAAGTTCCCTTTTAATACATCTTCGGTATCTTTACATTTTTGCAAAGAAATATTTATAATATATATCAAATTATCAATAACAATTACTTTTGGAAATTCATCATATTTTTCAAAATAGTTGTCAATTTCTTTTAAATCATCAATAAATAATATTTTTAATCCACAAAATATTAATGCATCTGGAAATGTTATCTTTTCTTGAAACATGTGTTTTTTATCATATAAATACTGGTTTACTATCTTATCCTCACATAAATAGGATACATTTTCGTAACTATTATTAATATGTTTGCTTATTTGATTCACAAATTTGTATTTATCAAGATTAATTTGTAATTTGGTTTCAAAAATAGTTAACAATGATTCTAATGTTGGAATTAGGGTGTCGTAATCATCGGTAGTTACAATTATTCCATGATTTTTCAAGAATATAATTTCCTCATTATTATACACATTCATTATTTTGTTACATACATTTATACCAGGAGTATCATATTCTATAAGTAAACTGTTTGGAAAAAATTCTGTAATAAACTCATTACATTTTTTACTAATTAACACTTTATTTATTTGTACTGGATGTAAATGAATTGTGTATTTTTTTAGTATTGAATGCATATATGTTTCAATCGATGCTCGTAAAGAGCCAATAATATTATACTCAATTATAGATTTTGTATTATTATCATATATATCTTGTTTTAATATTTCATTATTAATTGAAATATACCCATTTATTTGATTTACTTGAGTTAAATGATATCCAGATGCTTTTATAAACATAAAATCTTTATATTTAACTGAAGTATTTCCCCCTCCTGCTTGAGTTAAATCAAATCTTTCACCACAATATTTTGAAATATATTCTAATCTTTGTATTTCAGTTTTACAATTGGTAAAATACAAATACAACTCTTTAAAATGATTAAATTCAAAATAATTATTATGTTTATGAAATGAATTATTATTATTTTTATGAAACCAAAAAGCACATATATCTAAATTAATCGCACCTATTATATCTTTATCAAAATTATCACCAATCATAATAACTTCTTCTGTTTTACAGTTTAATATATGTAAAGCTGATAAAAATATTAATTTACTAGGTTTTTCTATACCAACTTCTTCACTTGTTATAATATGATCTATATATGATAATAAACCTAATTTTTCTAATTTTTGTATTTGATATTCAGTTTCATAGTCAGTAATAATTGCTATTTTTATATTTTCTGATTTTATCCATTTTATAAATTCTAATATTCCATCAAAACAACACATGTGATTAAAAAATATATCCCAATACATTTTTTCATAATAAACACAATATGATAAATCCATATTTAAATGTTCTAATAAATGTTTTATATAAATAAATTTATTATGACTTGACGCCGTTTGTTTTAATTCATATTTTAATTTTGTGCTTATTGAATCATATAAATTTTGTAATTCTTGAACAGATTTATTACATTTTAATTGTAATTTTTGAATTATACTATTAATCGCTTCATTATGACATAAATTATAGTCATAAATAGTATTATCCAAATCTAATAATATATACTTGAAAAACATAATATATTATATATCATACTTTTTTTAATGTTTTTAATAAATTAATAACTATATTGTGTAATTCATTAATATTGGTAAAATACAAATATATTATTTTATTATCGTTTATAATTTTATTATAATTTGTAATTGAGCTTAATATATTATTTATATTAAACATATTTGTAATACCAATCCGATATTTTATTATAATATTTTCATCAGCATTAAAATTTTCAATAATAAATTTATAATCATCACTATACATATTAATAATAATGTCAGCTTCTTGTTTTTGAGGTAAAATATATTTTTCAAAATCAGCTTTCCGATTTAATATTTGTTCATATACTTTTTCTTTAGTGTACCCTCTTTTTATAATATCTCTTTTTATTTTCCAAAAAATGCGTAAGTCTTCTTGTGTATCCATATATATTTTTAAATCTGATATATCATTTGATAAATATAATGAATGTAATCCACATACAATTACATTATCTTTACTTTCAATTTGGGTTTTTGATGTAAATTTACCAGTTGAGTGATTATAATCTACTTGATAAATATTATTTCCTAATTTTAAATCAAAAACATCATCTTGCATTTTTGTTATATAATTTGCTTCTGGATTTAAATGAGTATAATTATTCCAATTTTTATTCCCTCTTTCCCATTTATGATAACGATCACATTCTAATAATATAGAATTTGTATAGACATTACAGATTAGATTAGATAATGTAGTTTTACCTGACCCAGAATCACCACTAATTGCAATTGTATTACATTTTGATAATATTATATAATAATCAAGGTCTACTTCTGTAATGGTAATATTTTTTTTTTTTAAATAATAATATAATATTGTTTCATTTACATAACCATATTGTTTTATCAACTCTTTATTAGATTCAAAAAAATTCAAATATATATTCATAGTAGAGTAATTACCATAAGCAATAATATCACACATATATTTATCGTCTGAATTTTTTAATTTATTTTTATCAAGTTTGCTATCCTTTGGAACATATAATGTATTTTCTTTTACTAATGAGTAATCTATTTTAGATTTTAAATACACATCTGGTCTTATCTTAACTATAATATCATATTTTTTATATTGAACTTTTAATAATGTTTGTATATGGTGATTTAATATATATAATTTATAGTTTTGATTTAATGTATTATTTTCATTTGGATTATCAGACAATAATAAATCATCTGTATATATTATTGATTTAATAGATATACTTTTTTTTATTTCTTCTATTGATATATCTTTATTAAAATATTTATTTTCTAAAGAATTCTTGGAATAATGTAAAAAAATATCAAAATTATTATTATTATATATTAAATTTTCTTTTAAACTATTTATTGTATCATAAAAACATCTTAAATATCCACTAAATACAATTCCTATATTCATTTATAATCTTTTTATAAATTAATAATATAAATAACACTTATTATTTATATTATGATTAATAATAAACTATTTTATTGTCCAAATAAAGATACATATCCACCATTTAAAAATGGTTTATATTTGGAAGAATTTTTTTGTAAATATATGATAGATAACAATATTCAAACAAAAAGAAAATATATTCCAGCGTTATGGACAAATTTTCAAATTGAAGGTCGGTTTCCATATAAGAAAACTGAAATGCAATCAGCTTTAAATCAATGGATAAGTCAAAATCCATCTAAAAATGGATATTTTACAATAGTTCAATATGACGATGGTCCTTTACTTAACTTACCTGAAAATACTATTATTTATGGAGCATGTAGTGGAAATATTCCTATTCCATTAATTTATCAAGATGTTAATAATACTCTCATTAATTTACCAAAAAAATCATTTAATGAAAAAAAAATATTATGTTCTTTTGTAGGAAATATTACAAGTAATAATGTACAACCTAATGTTCGTAAAGTAATTTTTAATAAATTTGTTACAAATACTTCATTTAAACTAATAAATTCGGGTGGATGGACACCCTCTGTAAATGGCAATTTACAAAAAATATTTATTGAAACTACTATTATGTCTAAATTTGCATTAGCGCCTCGTGGATATGGTCGTTCTTCCTTTAGATTTTTTGAATGTTTTTTATTAGGTTCCATTCCTATTTATATTTGGAATGATATAAATTGGTTACCATTTCAAAACAGTATTGATTATAATAAATTATGTATTGTTATACATATTTCTCAAATTAATGAATTAGAAAATATCATTAATAAAATTGATGAAAATATTTACATGAATATGTGGAGTTATTATAATGAAATAAAACATTTGTTTGAATTAGAAGGAATGACAAAACAAATTATTTTTCAAGAAAATAAATTTTTATGTAAATAGAATAATCAATACTTTTAATAACTACAACTATGAAGAAAATAATTTTATTTATAAAATTACAAGATATGCCTAGTGATGGATGGTTGCATGGATGTGTAATGTGCG